TCATGCGTAGTGAAGATTACCGTAGCAACACCGTTGATAAGGTCCATAATAGTAGGCTTTTCTACCATGTTCTGTAACGCCGTAGGGCAGGTTAATGCGCTGGCATACAGAGTAGCTCCTTTCGGTTCTCCGTTGGTGTTGGTACCAAACAAAATGGCCTTCGCCTTCTTACGGTTGTGCTTTTTCCAAAGTAACCCTGTGGCAATAGATTGTAATCCAGGGATATCTTCTACTGCTTGAGTAGATAATTCCTCCCATGCCGCCAATGTTACCGGTGTAGCGTAACGTGTTTCGGTTTTGAAATCCAGTTGATCCTTCAACGCACCTTCCCCATTTTGGAATGAGAAATCACCTTCTTTTGGCAAGGATTCCGTGTAAGGGTAAGCAGCTAATGATGTATCAATAGTCGTTACCAAATCCATGAGGTTATCCTCACGTATTCCTACTTCGGATGGTGGGGCCATTTGAACACCAACTAAATCCGGTGGCGCTGTCGGATTGGTAGAACTTCCAGTAGTTACGGTAGTAACTGCTTTAATTTCCAGTTCAACGGGTTCGCCTTTCAAAGAGGATTTGATAGCATCCGCGTTATCAGCGATCATTTTATGAACCTGACTTTTGAAGGATGCTGGGCTTGATTGATCCGCACCGGATTTTAAAGCCTTCAAGGAGTTACCATGAAGCGCTAACAAATTCTTCATTTCCTTCAATGCTTCCGGAACATCTTTGAATTCGTCGAGAGCTTTAGAAATGATTGGCTCGGCTTCTTCCTTTGTCAGCATCTTAGCCTGAATGCTTAGGATTTTGTCATTGAACGCTTTTCGAGCCGCAATGACAACGTTTTTTGTTTCATCCGGAAGGTCCTTGATGGACTCCTGAAATGCTTTTTCTTCGGCTTCTACCGCTTCGCTTCCATCTGATTTATAGGCCGCGGATCGGAAACCTGTGTTACCTGTATTACGGCCCATTATTCGGGAAGCGTAAAACTTTAAGGGGGTACCTTTCATGATTTAAAATTTAATGTTGTTAATTAATTTTATGATTTCCTGCTGAGTGGCTATTGCCGAGCCAGCTTTATGCTTAGAGGAGGTGGTCGAGCCGGACTCCTTTGAAGTTTCTATTTCAGTTGTAGGCGTGGTAGGGCATGCACCGCGAACGACTGCACTACCCTCCACTTCTCGCAATTCCTTAACCGCCCAGAAGTATCCATTTTCCTGAGCTACTTCTGGATTTACCGCTAATTCGATGTATTGATCGTAGTTATCCTTCTCTTCTCTCCACCATTTCTCCTCACTATCTACGCAGAATACAACATCGATGTACTGCATACCGATGGAGTGGTATTTAACTTGAGCATTTCGGTAACGCTCTTCCATTACCTTATTTCTGCCCGTGAAATACACATCGTGCATGAGCAGATCCGCACTCCCTTTATATGAATAACCTAAATCCTTCCATGATAGCGTAGTAACGTAAGATTTGACCTCGTTTGGACCATCTGCTATAATAAAATCATACAACATCTTATGCTCCTGAAGGTGCAGAGGATCCTTATTACTCTTTACCGAACGATTGAAGCACTTCGGTATGTGCATATCAAGGTAGGAATCGATAATATTGGTTGCATTAATAACAGTTTTGGCTGTTGTTTTGCCGGTATCAACGGAGATAATACCAAGTTCCTTATTAGAATCCGGACGCTTGTATTCTTCATCGGAAATACCTATCCCAAATCCGTATTCCGGAGCCTTGATGGAGGATTTCTTTTCACGAAGTAAAAGCCCTTTATTCTTACGAAGCCAATCGAAAAGCTCCTGTTTATCTTTGTATTGTGGTATAGTGCAGTTCATTTCGATATTTTGATGTTGTAATACGCAGTTAATGAGCAAATGGCCAACGCAATGAGAACCCCGGCGATTATTACGCCCAGTATTTTTAAGTTCTCTTTTTGCTCTTGATTCATTTCCTTACGACCTGTTTAGTTTTGATTATCGTTTCCTTGTCCTTGATTGTCTCCCGTATCTCTTCCGTTGTTGGTTTGGTTTGTGCCATTGTTATTGTTGTTATGTGAACTATCAAAATGTGCTTTATCCTCCTCGGTTAATTCGAACCACCACTTCCCCTTCCATTTCGGATTAGGCTTTGAAATGCCTACGCGCATAACCATATCATCGTAATTGCATTGGTTATTCTTGAACCCAATTACAAGTGCATTGATGTTATTGCGCAGGGTTTCGCTCTCCATCTTACGGTCAGCTTGCATTATCGGTAAATGATCGAAACTGGTTTTTATCTTGAACCCATATACAGATGCTTTTAGTGATTGCATCTCTTGTTCGTCGATGTTGCGAGCGTGTGGTATTTCGTGATTCTGGTATTGATTCTTTCCGGCCTCGTTCTTGTTATTGAGTGCTACTCCGCCCAGATCACGTGCGAGTAAATCATATTCATATCCAAGTCTATCGCATATTACCGCGCTGTCTGATTTCAACAACTCAAGTAACTGCATATCCTTTACTGGATACATGAATGGGGTGAATGTCAACTCCGTAGGTGAGATTATGAGGTCATCTTGATCTTCATACTCAGTACCATAGTTGTTACGGTAAGCGGCTTGTATATCAAGTCTTTCGTCTTCGGTCAACGGGATAGCGGAAACATCATCTTTCCCTTTCCCACTAAGGGCACCGAATGGTTTTTTTATTAACCGGTTCCGACTTTTATAATTATTAATCGAATTATTGATCGGATACTTTAGTGTACGCAATGGGGATTCAGGTAAGAATCCTTTATTCAATGCCGTTACATTCGGGTTAGTGTAGCAGAATAAATTCTCTATATCCTTAATTTCCGTTCTTATTCCGTTTTCGGTATAGAAGAATTGATCGATAAGTTCATTATGATCATTTAGATAGAACAACGACCGGCGCTTCCAAGTTATTTCGCAATACTGCGGGTCCAAAATTCTTCGATTCATCCCTTCGGGTCCGAACCCTTCCGGTATCTCCTTATATTCGAAGCAATAGCCATGGGTGAAAAGAAATAGGTCTCTGATGGTAACGAATTCCGCACGACTCATTAAAGTATGAGGTCGATTAACTACTCTATTCCAGTCGGCTGCTTTTAGCCCTTTGAAAGGTTTGCCGTCTTCGGTTTCCAACGTTGTTATACCATTGGCGTGGTTTGCAGCACGCTTGAACACGATGATTGATACCTGAGGGCATTCGTTTACGGCTTTTATTACCGTTTGATAGCTTGTAATGTCGAAAATATCTTTGGCCAAGCTGCCCAACCGCATCATTTCACGGAACTTATTTCCGTCGAAGGCTCCGTTGTATGCTGATGTAGGTATTGATTTACTGGCGCCAATGGCTTTACCCTGCACGTATGCGGCATATACTTTTGCCTGTAGCACTTCCTTGGGTATGTAAGACACGTCTGCCATGAGTAACCTATTGGTTTATGGCATTCTTGACGCTCTAATTTTGTATTCTATGATACTTTGAATGAGTTCATACCCTTACAACATTTGCACTTAATTTCTACTGCCGAGCCTTGCGATAACGAGGCTCTGAATAGTAACTTTTTGCAATGCGCACAGAAGTAAGCGATCATTCTGGAACAAATTTAGTATATTTTCAAATTAAATCAATTTATTTTAAATTAATTTAAGTAGTTCGTGTAATTAGCTTCTCAGATATGAAAGGCATTCAAACGCATCATTCTGTAATGGTGTCGTATTTTCTTCTCCAATAATGCCGTAACCGCAGCATGCATAATTGACCTATAGTTTCGCCGGCCTCGTAGTTTATTCGGGTGCCGCCTCATCCTTCGGCATAGTTTAAGGGTGTCGCGATGAAATTTGGTCTGGTGTTGTTGTTTAAGAATATCCATAGTTATTTTATTGTCGGTTTATTCTTCCCTCTATTATGGTATAAATCATACGAAGCAAAGTATAGTGAAGCCATATAAATGCTGCGGTTGCAGCTATACCAACAACCCCAGACATCCAATAGGCA